ATAGGTACCTGGGTAGAGTAATCTCTACCCATTAATAATTCAACCGGTTCACGGTGGAAATAACGGTCTTGTTTAAAGACTGATAACGCATGGGAATTGGTAACCCATACATTTATAAACCACTGGATCATAAACGGATCAGCGGGATTATGTTCTAAATTAGCTTTAGAACGTTCCTTAAGAATTAAATTCTTAGGTTCAGGAAGGATGCCGGCAATAGCATCCGATATAAATCCCGACCTTGCTTGATTGGCCGCGATTTCGGATTCCGAAATAAAATACCTTCGGAGTCTTCCCATGATAGCAGGCCACATGCCTACGTATCTTCTTACTGGACGTACTTCGTATTCCAGATAATCCTCAGTTAGCTTTGCTACTGGGTTATAGAACCATGACTCGCTAGAATCATGAATATTTCTGCCGATTAATTTCTTCGACAGATGAACAGGTATCACTTCATTGGGACCCCTGAAAAAGAAGTGATGGATTTCACTTACTATAGTCAATATTAACTTAAAATACTGACCTTGACGCTGACGAAACCAAAATCGTATAGCATTTTCAGCTTTGTTAAACAAAGGCTGTTTACCCTCCCCGTAAACATGTCGGGGAAAATACACCATTCCGTCGTAATCGACGAGATGAAGACAGCAATCTTGCATTAAGGAAGCAAGATGAAAAAGAGCGGCGGGATGACACCCCTCTTTCATAAAATAGGTATCTCTGCCTAAATTAGTAATCCGACCCGTCGGAGTATAAGAATAGTCGTCTCTATTCTTTTTAGCGTCAATTATCAATCGACCTTTAATGCCATCTACATAAAGTAGATCGCTCCAGTTTCTACCTCTAGAAACTTTGTCCGAGAAGTCATTTAACTTCTTAGGTATACGGATGAGCTCCTCCGTGTAAAATACGTAATCATTGGAAAAATACGTATCATCTTCAGAAATGCAACATCTCATTTCTAATAAAGTATCCAATAAAAATTGGAGAGTGTCGCGCGATGTAGAAATCGCGGTCAAATCATCGCCTACTCCTCGAAAGAAGAGATTGCGATTCATACTATACCCACGTAAATACGCTGAGTATAAAACACAAGAGAGAATACTCTTTGTGCCAGGGTCGCCCATTAAGGCGCCTCTACATGTCTCGGTTATCTTTTTACCCCGATACATTATAATTCTTGGAGTTCTAAATATTTCCAAGACTGCGTTCCCGTACCAATCGGGAATACCCAAAGCTTTATTTAAGCTTTGAATGATGTCACTGCATAATAACCAGTGAAGAAAATCTGTAGCAGTTTCTAAATCACTGCTAAGACCTATAAGGTGACCGACATGATCGATCATCCAAGCTAAATCCGGGTTACCCGTATTTATATCCTGACTGGTGTTCCAACCATGTCTAGAAGCTTCCAGACCACTACGTAATTCTGGAATATATCTTAAGGCCTCAATAGTAATATGAGACCAAGGATGCAAGAAAGTTGCATGATAAAAAGAAGAACAAGTTGTAGTTCTTCCTTTAGGACCGGGCTCATTAATAACATTGAGTCCGCAATGGAAAAAGTATTGATATTTTTCCTTATATTTCTTTGCCGAAAGGTGCCAAAGAAATTCTCCGACATTCTCTTTCGGAACGTCTAAGTCCAGCTCAAAACCGCTGAACATACAAGTTCTTTTAACGGAACTATAAACTCCGAGGCAGCCTAATGCTGTTCCGAACTTTCCGCCAGGGACTCCCTTGACGGTAGATCTGCCACCTTCGTAGCAGGCTGTGCCGCTCATCGAAACATGAGAGGCTTTACCGATAACAAAACTAGCGTTATCGGGTAGATGATTTATCAGCGAATTTTCAGTAATTCGCCTGGTAACCAAGAGGGGTCATCCCCTCGAGTAGTTACGATTGATACAAATTTATCGATCGATTCTTTCTCCTGAATTTCAGGATAAATACTTAGACCCGTATTACGAGTCTGACAGAAATTCTGAATACAGGTTTCTTTATAGCGGCTTTTCGGCTGCTTGTTCATCCAGGATACGAAAGGTGTCATCCAGGACCACTCCTGCCTTATCAAAGGCATGTTTCCGTCAGAAAGCCAAGCTTTCCGAAGTCTCTTCTTAAACGTTTTCCAACGTTTAAGATACGTCTTTTCGAAAATCAAATTCGAAAGAAAAGAACACATGATCCGATCAGTGTCCTTATAAGTCAATTCAACATCGAAAGATAATAGAATTGAACACATCAGGCCGTCAACCGTCCTGAGAGCTTCTTGGAGTTTCATTAGATCTCCATCAGATACCATACAATTTATTCTATGGCGTACGGCTTTAGACACTCTAAAGTACCAAAACGTCTTCGAAAGAAGGCGTACTATCTCAGACTCACACAAGTCTTGGATAACAGTATATCGGTTGGATTTCATTATACCAATCGACTCAAGATACGTCCTGGGAATCTTTCCCAAGATATTTATGTCAGTATAGTCAACATCTATACTGGGAGTAACGCCCGCTCTCGCGGACTTATGAATACCTCTAATAACATTAAAGATATTTAATTGCACTGGGGCTGTAACGGACCCCATTTCGTGTACGGAACGTGCAACCGTACTCATCGATGCCGAGCTCAGCTCGACACCTAGTTGTCTAATTAAGGAATAGACATCCTCGCCCCCAGAACCA